TCCTCTATTTCTTTAATTCCGTCACACTGAAGGTCCGGTTCATCGCATCTATGTTTCCGACATCAAGACCTTTTCGAGCTTGCAACCAATACGTATATTCTATCCCTGCTACTGGTTCGTCTATTACGTCAAAGGCCGCATTGATTACACTATCTTGTGGTAGAGTTAGTGACTCTCGGCTTTGGATAAAATAAACTGTCCCTCCAACCCCACCAGTACGCTTGACCTGAATGGGAACTGTGTTATCAGCATTTGTCGCTTCAAAGATAGATGAACATTGAAGGCGAACTGAACGGCCTGTTGCAGCGAAAACTACCCACACCAAATTGTAGAATGTTCCATATATTAAAGGGAGCTTTCCTTCTGTGTAGGTGTAGCCATCTGTTGAAACAGCTTCATCTTCAATTACTGGTGTTTTAATAATCCATTGACCATAAGCAGGGAGAGCTTCACCACCCTCATTTATCCGTATCATCCAGTTACCGGGGGCGAAAGCAGTAGCCGCTAAATTAGTTGCACCAAAAACATTAGGAGAACCAGAGTTCCAATAAACAAACTCCTTATCAGTATTACCTGGAGTTATTGAATACGCTGTCCCTCGATATGCAATTTCAATATCATCATCTGCATCTGTTTTTGACCAGGCTATAAATCCACCACCGGGGGTATCATCATCCCATGATAAATTACTCGGAACAGGGATTTCAGTATCAGCCAACATTGGAGTTTTAGGTTCGACATAATCAATTATTTCTTGTCGAGTTAGTATATCAGAAAGTTGTGTAACAGCCCCCGCCCAAACATAATTAGCGTTTGGGTTGTCGGGATCTAAATCATCGGCGTCAAATAAATCTGCATCATAGGTTTCGACCTCAACATTAAAATAATTATCAACAGTTGGAGTTAATTTAATGATGCGTCTCGATTTAATGTCACCAGTAGCAACTATATCTCCTTTTATCGGGGTGACATCCCAGTTTCTTTCGACAGTAATAACCTTAGCCACAACCGAAGTAACTTCATAAGTGTCTGTCACAACTACCTTTAGGGCAGTATCATAAGTCCTAATAAAAAGAGTATCTCCGATAGAAACCTCAGTGGACGCATCTCTATCGACAGTAATCGTATCTGCTGTATTGCTTACAACTCGAAAGGCTTTGCCCCAGTTAGAAATTCGACACTGTAATCGAATTACGTCACCAAGTTTATATCTGAATCCCTCTTTGTGAGTTCTGAAACTATTTTTATTACGGATTAAGCGATTACGCTCAAGAAGATAATGAGCATAATGTATTGCTGTACCTCTTGTAGTAAGACCGATGCCCTCTAAACTTACGATGTTTCTAAACCTATCAGCATCTGTTCCAGGTGCATCTGCTTTGGTACGCTCGTAACCTTGTTTCTCATCTTTATAAAAAATCTCTGTGGCACCTGCTAATTCTTCTGCAATAGCCCAAGCATTTTTCCAAGACTTGTGCATTATACTATCCATAGTCACCAAGTCAATCCGTTCCCCAACTGCCTTATCAATCCAACCAGTGAGTTGTTGGTCTTTCCAATAAAGAGTAGCACGACCAACTACACCTATATCACGAACAAGGGTAGTAACATTCTTAATTTCATCCACAATAAGATTACAGGCACAACGAGGTTCTGTCCCACCATTACCATCGTTAATTTCTTCCGCACAGAATACAGACCAATTATAGAAAAAATCTAAATCCAGATATTGTGGGTCTATGCCATCATGCCTATCTATAGCATAAGGAGTGCCACCACCATCCCCATCAATCGCGGGCAAAGTTGCTATGTCATAAGCAACCCAAGCTCGATTGTTACTGTATTCCAGAGTTGCATTTCCAGAGACATCAAAAGTGCTAATAATTCTATCTTCTCTTACAACTTTAACATCAATCTTACCAGATAAGTGTGATGAAGAAACGGCTCGAAGGCCAACGAGTGCCCGTCCTGGGTGTGTAAATTCAGTTTCTATCACTTCTTGAACGCTGCGAATATAAACGTCACTCATAACTCTTGACACAGAATCACCTGAGAGTTTGCTGAACTCTAATTCGTATTGTGTTCCTCTTGAAATTGCATAATAATCTGAAACTGTAAATTTATAGAAAAGAGGACTGTTTGAGTAAGAAGATATAGTATCATCATAGATTCCCGTCCAAGCTCCCCCAACCTCACGAATCCTTACTTTTATTCTTACCCCAAGAGCGGCAAAACCACCAGATTTGTGTTGATAGCTTAACCCATTTGGAAACATAATTACATAAATAATGTCGTCAAAAGAATCGTTAGGTGTTGTAAACAGAATTGGGCCAGCCCCAAATTTTAACTCTGTGTTTATTTTATAGTCATTTTTTGGGTTTTCAAACCCTGTCATACAAGTTTGATTCATTGTACCTAATCGTTCTTGATATTCGACAGCGGTGAAATTACTAAGAGGTTGGTCATTTATCCATATCTGTGGTTCACCACCAACAACACTAACTCCCTTAGTCGGGCCATCCCCATGGTCAATGAGTAGATATTGTACCTCTCGATTATCAACTACATCAGTCCATTTACTAATAATATTACCATGATGCAGATTCTTACCATAATTACGTGAACGGGCAATACCCTCTTGTTGGGTTGTGATAGGATTCCAAAGCCTATTTTGAGTACCTTCGCCTTGTTCTGCTGCCTCTGGCTGTTCAGGTGCGTTAAACAGACCACCGGCGTAGGATAATCCTATTGTGAGTACGAACAATATAATAAATAAAGTGAAAGGGTCCATCTTTTATTCCTTAAACACGAGTAACATTGGGGTCAAGACCTAAGTCAGCCCCAAAATGTACCTCATTTCCCTTATCAAGACAATCTGTATATTTACCCCCGCAGGCGGTGTCTCCACCAACATACTGACACTCTATTCCCTTAAATAATCCTGGCAAAGAGTAGGGGCAAATTTTACTTGAGTATCTGCGAAGGGGTACTTTTTTCAGTAGAGGATTTGGGATTCCTAATCGGAAAATAACATGCTTGGTATCACTATCTGCTGTGAGTATTCTCACTTCTCGTTCTAATTCAACAATAAACTTATCAAGAAAATCCTCATGTGCTCTGATAATCTTAATTCTTCCCCCACCCGCACCTTGAGTTGCATTTATTTTATCTTCTAAAGTATAGTCAGCATCTTGTGCAACACGTATTATTGTCCGAGGAATGGAACCATCCCCTGTGAGGGAAGGTAAATTGAGGTCAAGATTATTCTTGGTATAAGTCACTCCTGCATAAACTATATCTACAGGATTCCGTGCATGTCTAATGACATTATAACCTGGAATACAAATCTCAATAAGCCATAACCAAGCTCCGCCACTATAAGGGTTAATCAGAGCGGAAAGTATCTCAGGAGACATTGTAAGAAAACCTGATTGAATATTTCCTATAAGGGAAGATTGTGCTATACTTGAA